CAATAGTTTTATACTTGCCCAGAGCCTTGGTTCGGGGTGCTTGAAACTTTATGAAGGGGAACAGGTTAGGGAGCTTGTCGCTTGTGGCTTGGCGCTTGATCCTTGTGCCGCGGAGCTTGAAGCTTGCTGCTTGAGGCTTGAGACTTTAGGAGAGAGAAAATAAAAATCAGGGAACTGGGTATCCCGGGCCCCACCTGCAATCCCGGCTTTATCATGGTGTTGATACCAGATCCTGATCGCTCGCATTGAGCTGCAGACTGTGCCTGCATAGGTCCTATAATATCCCAGATCCACGGTCTTGTCAAGCTTGACGCTTGTGGCTTGAAGCTTGGCCCTTGAGCCAAGGGCCAAGAATGTATGGGTACGCTAGTACCCATACATCTCCTCGCAATAATCGTTTAGTCCTAAGTTGTCAGCGAAGGGTACAGTCACACGGTCCGAGCCCCAGTAACCTTTGACCTCGTTGTCCCAGGTGTCTACCCAGATCGTCGGGCCGCCTCCTGCTACCATGATCTCTGCAGCCATGAAACGCTTCTCACGGTCCACCAGATAACGTATGTCGTACGTACCTTCCATCCAGTCGTGAGCTGTCTCCTCACGCTTCTCTCCTGTTTCTTCGTCAGTGATCATCTCCGGGCTGGAGATGCTGTCCGCAATGTCCTTGCACATCCTGCGAAGCTGCTCTTCGCAGGTCTCACTCTTTCTAATTGCACTCATGTTATTTTTTCTTTCTTGGTTTCATGTCTTCTTTCACCAGAGCGATTAGTTCTTCTAATGCTTTAGCGATTCTTTTTAATGTTTTAGTATCCATCTTTTTCCTTTCTGTTTTTAGTTACTATACTACCTGACTGTGTCAAGATTGTGGCGCTTGTTGCTTGTTGCTTGACGCTTGAAGCTTGTGCTTTTTTCTTGATCCAATAACCAGGGTCCAAGCGCATCGTTGGATGCGCCCGGATCTCCTGAATCGAGACCGTTGTAAATTTAATTGAGTTTCTTTTCATGATGTTCTGTTGCCAGACCATACAGTCTCACCAGCTCTTTGAAGCTCTCCACATCAGGAAGTTTCATGTTAGGAAACTTCTTGTCCATGTGTTCCTTCATTCGCTGCCAGTCACCGTCGTCCAGCCTGTCTATTGTCCATTTTATTTCTTTTGAGTTCATATGTCCTCTCTTTCTAATCCTATAATATCCTACTGCTTGAGGCTTGTCAAGTGTGGGCATTTATTCGGTGTGATCAATTCACCTATAGGAAATTTTTAAGGCATTTCTATAGCTCAGCCACCCACGATCAAGCAGGAACTTTTTTACTTTGAGGTGTTTCACTCAAACCCATCTTGACCCCAGGTCCTGCCCGTTAGGGTAACAGGAGCGACCTGTCATTTCAGGACCAGGGCTCAAGGGCGTCTGATACCTCACCGTATACGTCGGAGAACCTAACGCCTTTAAACCTGAAAGGACTAGGCTAAACATTTCCCCGTACAAGTGTAATACTCCGTAGTATATGTCGCCTATTCCTAACTCAATATAATACTTGACAATCTATTTGTCAAGGGATAATGTAGGATAATTATTAACACAAACAGAAAGGACTAAATGTCTAGAATACGTATGAATACGGAATACAGAAATAAGCTGTATAATCGTATCAAAGATGTCTTTGAAAAAGAGGACACGCAAGAACGACAATCATTTTTAGAGGCGAGAGAGGACTTTGAAAATAAGCAGACGACAGCTTTTGAACTTGCAAGAAAAGTTGTAGAGAGGTCATACCCTACTGATGATGTAGCCACACTACGACACTTCAAGAAAAAGTATGGCGACCCCTGTGATGTAGTTGCAAAAGACAAATGCTTTTACTTTGCATACACAGATAAAGACGCTGAGGGCGAGGACAAAGAAACTTCGCAACACTTTGATTTTGGTTTGTTCGGTAATCTAAATGGTAATGAGTATGGTGGTGGCGAAGATAGCGACCAGTTTGCTCACGCATATTACCGAGAAGAACTAAAAGAAAAAGGTCTTAACCCTGATATACTTGCTCAACAGCAAGGTAAAGATAGCAACCCACATAAAACAAAACACGTGGACGCTTGTAATAAATATCTTGGTAAGAACTCTTACACTAATGATAATGGAACTGGTATGACAGCAAAGTTTAATGACCAATTTAAACTTGATGTTATTGGAACTAGCCATTGTCGTTCAAGAGCAATCGCTTGTACGCAAAACGAATACTTAATCTTTTGTCAATGGTTAGAGGCAAAAGCTAAAGTTGTTTCCACACACCAAACTTGGATTAATAGTGTTATGAAACAAGCTGATCAATTAAAGATTGGTTTGAAAGCATACAGATATCTAAGTGAGGGAATTGAGTTAGCAACAGAATTAGGAATAGAATTAGACGAGGCAGAATTAGTTAGAACTAACTCTACTGGTTTAACAATCTACAATCCTAGCAATCTTGCAAACTTAATCAAGGGTATGAAAAACCAAAAGCAAACAAGAGAGGATAAGATCAAGGCAAGACTACAATACGAAAAACAAAGTGTAAATTAACACTTGACAACTATGGGGTTATCTTGTAGGATAATCCCATAAACAACAGAAAGGACGAAATGTTTTATATAACTTACTACGCAAAGAAACACGAAAAGTTTATCACTAGAAAAGGTCAGTATGATAAACCTGACGGAACTAAAGGAAAAAGTTTCGTATCTAAAAATGGTGTACCTTGTTTGGTGTACTGGGATTTAGATAATGACGGCTGGAGAATGGCTGTCGGAGAGGCTAAGGTCAGAACGTGATTGAACTACTTAATTTAATATTTATAGAAAGCCCTATCGGGCTTTCTATTATTTTCATAGTGGCAATAGTCGCTATGGGAATAGAGGGGTATAGGTCATCATGAGTACACATGTTTGGTGCCATGGTCCGAGTTGCCATACCTACACCACATCAGATAGGGTACGAGGCTCTAAAGGTTCTAAAGTTTTAAGAACGAGAAAGGTAAAACAACATAGTGACAAAGAATGGTACAACCCTAACAACTTCTATAATTATTTTTGTAGCAATAGTTGTTACAATGATTTTGCAAATGTACATGCACAGCAAATCATTAAGATTGCGCCACGAACCGAGCCGCTCGAAACAAAAATCGAGGACCCTAAAAAAACCACGTATCAAAGTGATTATGTTTATTCAGACGGAACGCGTCACACGTGGACTACAACTGAAATAAAAAAGATTGACGAAAGCAGCAATGTAGGATAATATAGGACCATGGAAACAGTAACAGAAATAGCTAAACTAAAAATCATTGATGATGTAAAACTAGAGCCGACTCTTAAAGAGGCGCAAGCTTTTGTAGGCGGCTACGTTGAAGGTATCTCTATGCCGAATGGGGATTACCTTATCATCAATGAAGAAGGCAAGTTAATTGGTTTACCATTCAACGAGCAAGCGTCTAAGTTATGGAAGGACACGTTCGATAACGATAACTACATGACAGGTAGAGATGACTTCGTTGTAGGTAATGCAATACTAATTAAAAAAGACGCCCTTAAAACTTGGGCGGCTTAAACAATCACAGGTTGAGGCGCCCCTGCGGGGCGCCTCGCTTCTACCTCGGCGCTTCGCGCCTCGGTTAGTGGTCCCAAACAGGTTTCTAGTATAGGTTGTATCGCACCCCCACCCCCAAAAATCGCGCAAAAGGGGTCCCACTGCTTTCGCATTTATGCTTTGATTTAGACAGACAACCCTGCTAAAAACATTTTGGTACCATGGACTTGAATAAGGTAAACATAGAAAAATTACCTGCAGATGTACGTAAGACCTTTAAACGACTTCGATTGCTCCATGCAGAAAAAAAGATACAGAACAAAGCTAAGAATGACTTTCTATCTTTTGTAAAATGCATGTGGCCCGATTTTGTAGAGGGGTCCCACCACAGGCACATCGCAGATAAATTTAATAAATTAGCTACGGGTGAAATAAACCGATTAATAGTTAACATGCCACCAAGACATACGAAGTCTGAGTTTGCATCTTTCTTGTTGCCAGCGTGGATGGTGGGCCGTGAACCGAAACTCAAGATCATTCAAGCAACGCACACAGGAGAACTAGCCGTGCGGTTTGGTCGTAAAGCAAAACATCTTATCGATTCAGA